TCAGGATTCAGGGGTGTTCGGCCAGTCAGGGGCCGATGGCCATCCGGTGCGCTCCGGAGTTTTGCTCAAGGCGATGAGGTAGCGTTTCCAGTTGCGCCAGCGCACACGATCGTCGTCGCTGATCTCATCCAGATCGACCCCCGCCTGTAGCGGGGCGATAACCGTGCTGGCCACCTCCATCAGGATCTTGAGTGCGGCCGTCGATTCACGAACAAGCTCTGCCTGTACGCCTTTCTCGACCAACCATTCAGGCAGTTCCTCGACATAGGTTTCACCAGGCTCAACCGGCCACCCCTCGTCCACGCCGCGCCATCCACTTTCAGTGATTGCATAAGGCATTATCGGTCCATCCCATATCCGCAGACATCAAGGCTAAAGATTCCAGCACTGAGCATCGCGTACAGAATTGACTGATCCGCCGCAGTGGGGAACGCCATCTCATAACGCGCACCGGCATCGAACTGTGTTACCGGTGTGCTTCCCGCAACGGAGTTACTTACGCCGGCGACACCGGTAGTCGCAGCTCCCCGGATGATGGCTGTTTGAGTGGTAGGGGGAACTACCGTAGAAAGAGAAATCGAAGCGTAGGTAGTCGATCCACCACCGCTCAGCCGGCGGAATGGAGCCACATTCGTACCTGTCGCGTAGTAGATCAGTCCGTTCGAAGCCTGAAATCCGTACAGCGTACCGCCCGCCCCTGATCGCAGCGCGCAGATAAACCTGCGGGAAGTATCGCCAGTTTTTGACCGCGCCGCTCCCGAGTACGGTGCGGCAGGCGCGACAGCAGAAAGTTCAATGGCTGGGGTTCCGGCATTATCGTAGAGATAGAGGTAATAGAATACGTCAGCGGTCAGCCCCCCTATTCCCGTCAGGGTTATCCCGGACGGTACTCGCAGCACCTTGTTCGAACTCTGAATGAAAGCCGCGCCCGGGAGGATGGTTATCGAACTGCTTGAGTTCCAAACCGGGATCAAGCCATCGATGTAGCCCGGGCCGACACCTAATCCGGCAGCCGTTGCTGCGGATTCAGCAGCATTCGTTTCAGAGAGCGCAGCTGCGTTCTTGGAGGTCAAAGCAGCGGAAGCCGAGGTGCCCGCATTCGTTTCGGAGATCGCCGCGGCGTTCTTGGAAGCGAGCGACGCCGAGGCTGACTGAGCCGCATTGGTTTCCGACGTTGCTGCCGCGTTCTCCGAACTAAGCGCCGCACCGGCGGACGCACCGGCATTGGCTTCTGACGTCGCAGCGGCATTTTTGGAAGCGAGCGCCGCTGCGGCAGAGCCAGCTGCCTGCAGCACGCTCTCATCCAACCCGTCCAATGCATTGCCCATCTGTAACGATGCTTCACGCAGGGCATCAGCGGTGTCCTTCACGTAGCCCTGCATCGGGGCCAGGGCGTAAGCACCGGCCGCATTCGTGAGGCCTTGATAGTTGGGAGCGATCGACATCGCCGTGTCGCTGGCAATATTCGTGACCTCGTACCAGTTACCATCTGGACCTTGAAAAGCATCCCCTACTCGACCATTAGCGATAAACGCGGTGCTGGTGCCGATCACTGCATTCGAATTTTGGGCGACAGAGACCGTTCCTGACTTGTACCAGGGCATTAAATATCTCCAGAAATTTGATCAGGCCAGCAACTTGGCGCAGAGAAATGGCCTGTGGCCTTGATCGGTCCAGGCGTTTGTCGCGAGGCTATACATCAGGATGCGACCATTGGCGTAGTCCACGCCCAGCGCGCACCCGCCACCGGTGGAGGCGTTGTGGCAGTTCATGGCGAATGGGTTCAAAGAAATGAACTCATCAGCCCCCAGTGACTTGCCGATGCCCCAGATGTAACGACGACCGACTGTAAGTACCTCGTCGCCCAGATATGTCCAGTTGCCGGCGGCGAAAGTGACCACCACAGCCGGCGCCCCACTGTCGTACACCAGCTCACCGCCCGGCCCCCACAGACGCATTCCGTACGCGGCAGTCCCCATCGATGCCCATGCGGCGACGAAATACTGACCACTCAAAGTGGCCGTCACGACCGAAGCCTTCATTGAAAAGCCGGTCCAGTTGCCGGGGCCGCCAGTGAACCAGATGGATATCGGCACCTGGATTCCTCCCGGATCCGGCCGGATAAACACAATCGGTGGGTCCTGACTGGTGATAGGCCTGGCGAAAACCCCCGAAGCATCGGTGCTGCCTGCATACGACCCCTTCGTCAGCATGCACAACCGCGGCATCTCTGAGTCGATTTGGACAAACGAGTTGTCGTTGATGCTCTGGAATCCGTAGCTCATGTTGCAAACCTGATGGCGTAGCCTTTGGCGACAATCCTTGTTTGGGTGACACCGGCGGCAGCTGAGGGATTTTTCGCGAGAACCGTTACCTGTCCTGCGGCGGTGGTGACGTAGGGATACGACTTGGTGTTTCCCAAGCCGTCGTTCTCAGCCGATTGCACATCCTGTGCCCTTGTAGGAATGATCATGAAAACGCAATTGGCAGGGTTGAAGCCCGGGATGCTGAGCGTGTAGCTGGGCACGCCCCCACTGAAGTCGATCACGCCCTGCCAGAGCACCTGGTAGGTGAAGGAGTTGGTGTCCATGGCGAGCTGACCGCTCTCGTTAAAGACACGCAAGCCAAATAGAGCCATTGATTACCCCAGGTAGCCGAGACGGACACGCAGCACGTTGTTGGCGTCGTAGACCGACACGTTCAGCGAGTTGATCACCAGCCGCCCCTGCCCCGGGACGATGCCGTTGATCTCCAGCGTTCCGTCTTTGTTGAGAATCCAGCCCTGCTGGCCTGGGATGTAGTTCGTCGAACTGATGTAGCTGCCGATCTTGGCGTTGGTGATCGTGCCGTCGGCGATGAAGGCCGAGTTCATGAACACCTGACCGCCTTGCACTGCAAACGGGACCGAGATGGCTCCGCCGGCTATGGTGTTGACGATCGCGAAACGGTCCGCGCTCACTAGAAACTGGCTTTGGAAAACCCCGCCGACGTTCTCGATGCCCAGGCCAATGCCGGCGGCGACATACTGCCCGTTCGCCGTGACCGACATTTTAACGGACCACATAGTGCTAAGGTTTCCGTCAAGGTCAGCGAACGCTTCAGCGGTCTCCTGAATGGCAGAGGTGTTTTCACCAACGGTCGCCGTCAACTGCGTGATCTTTGTAGTGGTGGCTTCCTCGTTCGTCGCGACGACCTGCTCGAGCTCGGTGAGGTTGGCCGAGTTTTCTCCGACCTCAGCGTCCAGTGTGGTGAGTCTCTCCGTAAGAGCGCTGTTTTGCGACGTTCGGACCTTTACCTCTTGCGCGAAACTTGAGGTAGCGTTCCAACCGCGCAGTGCGTCGATGGCATCGCCCTCCCCGTCATCCTCCCGATAGGCCGAACGCAATGCCTGGAGGCTGGTCGCTTGCGCAGTTACGACACCGTCGAGCTCGGTGATCTCTGCGGTGTGAGTGGCTACTTGCTCGGCCAACCCATTCGCGGTTTCGAGAAGATCGCCGACATCAGCCCAATACGCCGTGTTCGGTGGTGGGGTATCGACCGGGACGTCTTGCACAGCCTGGTAAATGTGCCCTCCCTCGACAATTAGAGTCCCTTTGGCGTACGGCAAATCAGGGTCGTATCCCTTCAGCCCGTCGAGTGAGTCAATTTGATCCTGAAGGCCGGGAATTTTGTCGATTTCGTCAAGTATGTCCTGGCCAAGCTCCGTACGACCAATCTCGCCGGCGATCATTTCCAGGATCGCCGCCGCATCTGCGCTTGACTGTCCTTGCACGCCAATGCCAACCGGGTACCAAGGACCTATGTTACCGATCCTATCCACCAAGCGCGCCCAGAAGTAGAAGGTCACGCCAGCTCGAAGACCGAGCATCGAGAAGTCGCTTTGCGGGTACGACAGGTCTGTCAGCTTGGTGGCCGCCTCCAGGCTGGTCGACGGCCCATACCAGATTTCTGTGCGCTGGGTGTCTTCGGCGCCCGCCGGGAAGCCCCACTTCAGGTAGATGCCGAACAGCAGCGGCGAGGCCGTGAGATACGACACCGCCGGCGGCAACCCCTGCTTGCCGCTCAGGTTGGTCAGGATCGAGTTGCGCCAGATCGACGAAATGTCGAAGGCACTCACCGCGCGGACGCGGGCCACGTAGGCGCCGGCATAAATGCCGACCACGTCGACGCTGGTACCGCCGGTGCGCTGCAGCTTGATCCAGTTGCCGCTGTCCTTGCGCCATTCCACGTCATAACCCACGGCGCCGTTCACTGCGGGCCAGGTGATGGTCATGGTGGCGACGGCGATGCCCTGGGACACAACCGAGTTTGCAGTGAGGGTGACGCTCGCCGGCGCCGGTACCACGGTGATCGGAATGACGCTGATCGGGCGCTCTTCCAGCCGAGCGCCAGTGTCAATGTGCGCGAACTTGCTGGGGTCGAACTGCAGCGCGCTGATCTCGAAGTCGCCTTCGGCGGTGCGCTTGGTCCGCAGCACGCGATACAGCGGGATCGCCAGATCATCGGCGTCGAGCGCCCATTGCAGCTGCGGGAGCGGCGGCTCGCTGTAGGCCACGGTCACGGTCAGCGCCCGGCCGCTCACACTCTGCACGGTGCGCCCTTCGGCACGTCCGCCTGGCAGGTTGATGATCAGTCGGTCGCCGGCCTTGGCCTGGGTGTCACGGTCCAATGTCACCACGCGGCCGGCGGCCGCCGAGATACGC